GCTTCCACACCAACGCAGGAGACGCTAGCCGTGGTCATGCCAAACAAGGGCCCGCGGGCCCGCCTTACACTCCGTCTGCCGCCGGCGCTGGTCGCCGCGGTGGATTCGTGCGCTATTCCGGGGGACCGCAACGCCCGGATAGTCGAGCTTTTGTTGCGTGGCTTGCAGGAGGGCCAGCATGGCCGACAAGAAAAAACAGGATGACGTCAACTGGGAAGCGTTTGACGACTACGACGGCCGCCCTGGCCGCCCCGGGCCCGTCTCGCCCGAAACCCTCGAGCGCCTAGAACGCAAGTGGGGCCCGGAATACAAGCCGCCGGCGCCGCCTAAGACGCGCTAATCAGCTTCGGGCCCTCTTCCTTGGTCCGGTTGTGGTTGTCGTAGAAAGACCAGCGGTCGACGTGCTTTCGCACCTCGTCAAAGTTGCGCTCGTTGGCCGTGTTCGCCAGCACCACGTGGGGCGGGACGAAGCGGCCGGACCCGTCGTTCTTGTCCGTCAGGAACCGCTGCACGGCGCGCTCTGCGGCGACCTGGCGCGGCAAGTGCATGTAGTGGGCTTCCGTCTCGTAGCCCGCGCCCTTGAACGCCTCGAGCCGCGCCATGGCCTGGGGCAGGCTCTTAAGCGTGGCGTCGACCACTACGTTCAGACCCTTGGCCCGGGCGTAGTCTAGAAGGCCGTCCATGATATCGGCGCTTTCCTCGTGAACCTCGTTGGCGTTCCATCCCTTGTATTCGGGAAGGCGCTGTTTGATTTCGTCAGGGTCCAGCACGAGGAAGCGGTCCGGGTCATACACCCGGTTCTTGAAGCCCGATTTCCCCGATCCGCCACGGCCGCCTAGCAGGATCATTTTAGGCCGCTCGCCGGGCTTCGGAGTCGCCGCCTTGATCACGCTGGGGTTGATGATGGGCGGGTGCACCCTGCCTTCCGCGTCCGTGAATGGCTCCTCGAGCACCTTGCGCTGCAGGGCGTCCCGTTCGGCCGTGTAGATGGCTTCGGAACCCTGGCCGCTCATGCGGTGACGGTCGATCGTCTGCCCGGCCGTCTTCACCTTCTCGGTGACGTCGCGGAGCAGGGCGGCCGTCGCCGGCGGAAACTGGGCGATCACGTCATCCGGAGTGACGCCCTCGCGATCGTGCTCGCCGGCGTAGGCGGACGCGTTGAAACTCTCGCCAGGAATAGGCCGCTGGGCCCGCGCGAAGTCCGCGTGCGCCTGTTTGGCCCCTACTGAGCCGACCGCCTGGGCAAAGCGGCCGGCTTCGTCTCGCGGGTGGTCGCCCTCCGTCCAAGCGTCTTCGGCCTGGCCCCCTCCGCCGCCCGGTGGCCCCCCGTCGTCATCGTCCTCGTGATCCGGGTCGCCCTCCTGCGAGGGGTCGGCCGGCGGCTCCGGAGGTGGCCCGGACAGGTCGACGCCCTGATACAGCGACGTCTCGTCTGCGGCCAAGGTCTCGCGCACCTCTTCGGGGGCGATCACGCCGGCGTTGATGTAGACTTGGTGCGTCTCCGCGTTCGTCTTCTGAATCCCCGCCTTGGCCGTGTCGTCGTCTTCCCAGAGCGACACGAACTCGTAGCCGATCGCCGGATCAATCTCGCCCCAAATGTGCAGCTGCACGAGCGCCAGCACGGGCTGCACGTGCGGACCGAAAAGCTGTTCCTGCATGTCCTTGATCCACTGATAGAACACCCGGATTTCGCCGTCGCTCGAGGCGTTCAGGCCCGACGGCGTGACGCCTAGGAGCACCACAAGGGGAATACTCGTAACGGCCGCCATGTGCTCCTGTGCCTGGGCCTGCAGCTTGTCCAGGCCAGAGAGCGGCGCGGAGGTGACAACGAAGTCTTCGGCGTCCTTGTCGAGAACCATAGTGCTGCGGTTCGACCGGGTCTTGTTGAAGAAGTCCACGCGGTTTAGCAGCCCGTCGGCGCCGCCGCCCTCGAGAACTGCGCTCATGTCGGTTTTCAGCACCGGCTGGCTGAACGCCTGGATCAGGTCGTTAACGCTCTGCCGCGTCTCAAGCCAGTTGTCGACGTAGGGTTTCGCCATCTGCGTCAGGGCCAGGCCGCCGAAGCAATAGGCCGGCTTGAGAATGTCCGGCATGGGCCGCGACACGAACGTCATGAGGCGCGAGGCGTGAACGCTCTTGGCCTGCACGAACCACGAGGGCGCCTTGTAAAAGTCTTCCTCGAGCGGGTCCGTGGCGTTGAACGCCGCCGGGTAGCTCCAAATCGGTTCGACGTAGCGGAACCCGCGGAGGAAGCCCGGTTCCAGTTTGCGCGGGTCCGCGATCAGCGGGCGCATGAGTTCCTGCGGGTCGCGGTTGTCGCCAGTGTCAACGAACAGCTGGGCCCGGCCGAAATAGCCGTCCCCCTCCGCCGCCTTCTTGAACAGGTCGCGGACGCGGAACTTCTTGAAGGCGTCTTCCAGCTGGGCGATTCGGTCGTTCTTGCTCGCATCGCCGCCGGCCACCGTGAACTTGACCCACTTGCGGGTCATTTCCTTGGCGGTGATTTCCACCGGCTTGCGATACTCCGCGCGCTGCGAGAGCTCGGAGAGATAGGGATAGCCCAGGAAGCCCAGGCCCTCCTTGAAGTAGCTGGAATAGGCCGCGCCTGCATAGGCGGAGTCGAGCCCGGTCATATCGTCCATAGCCAGGAGTTCCTGGCCGTCGAGCATGACGCCGCGCGCCACCACGCCCGCCGGCGGTTCGGGGAGCGTGAACACCTCGAGCGCCTGGCCGCCGTAGGTGTAGGGCGACACGTGGGCCAGGGCCGTTGACGTGACGTTCACGCCGCGGCGCCGGCCGCGCACTTCCTCCTCCGTCACCAGGGGCCGCGCGCCGGTGCGCAGCGCGGCGGGAACCTTGGCCGTGCTCCCGAAAAGGCGGCGGAGAAAGGCTTTCATGCTGCGTCCAGGGCTCTTTGCGAAACGTTGAGCAAACCACGTCGAGCCGGACTGTAGAGCATCATAACCGCGTCGGCTAGGTTCGGGGATTTCGTCCCCTCCGGAGTCTTGTCGACTACCATTTTCCCGACGGTGTTTTCTTCCCATGTCGGTTGCGATAGTTCAGCGATCAGCTTTTGCAGGTTTGGCATTTCGCTGCTAAGTGAGATTATCTGATCTTGGGGCGGATCATACCCCTCCTCTACCGCTCTATATGTGTTGTAGAACAACTGTTTCAGCCAATGCCACGACTGAGCTTTACAGTTAGCAAAGTAATCTTGGTTCTTACGGCCTTTTTCTTGTTGGGCTTCGGGCTTATGAACCGCACCAGATCCACGGAAAGCAAGCAGCGTGATCGCCGGTTTGCGCACGGCCGGCGTCGCCCGAAGTTCGTTCAGCACCCGGCCTGCGCCGCGCACGCCCGCGCCCAGGCCGTCGGCGTCGTAAACGAGACTCAGCACCTCGTTTTCGTCGCAGAGCGAGAAGGCGCGTTGCGTGCTGCGGTGAATATCCGCGCCGGCGCCGGACCACTCCTTGACCTGTTCGACCAGCACGCCCTGGCACGTGGCCACCGCGCACAAGTCGCCCCCTTCGTCCGCCACGTCGAAGGCGCTGCGACGCTCACCCGTGACCTTCACGCCCAGCTTGAGGTGGGCGTCTACCGCGGCGCGTATCCAGGCGGCCGGGATGATCACGCCGGCGACGGACGCGGTGTAATCTATGTCGACTTCCTGGGCCAGGACCACGGCGGAGAGCTTGCGTTTCTGTTCCGCATACCAAGCGTCGTCTTTGCGCGGGTCGTCGCGCCAGTGCATGGTGAAGACGTAGTCGGCGGATTGGTCCGGGTCGAAGCGCTTTTGGGCGAAGGGGTTGCCCATGCCGTTCGGCGTGCTGATGTCGATCCTGCAGCCGTGGCCCTGGCCTAGTGAGGCGTCGACCCCGTCCGGGTGCTCGAGGAAGGCGCTTTCGTCCACAATGTAGAGGGCCGTTGTTCCGCCGCGGCCGATGTTGTCGCCCGCCTCGCCGGCCATGATCGAGCCGGTGGCCGGGAACGTCAGCTTCATGAACGAATCGGTCTTCCCGGGCGTGTAGCCCGCGCGGAATTCCACCGGCAGGCGTTCCATGAAGAGGCGCGCCTTCGGAAACAGCGCCTTCGGGTTGCCGATCTTGTCGACGTACTCTTCCTTTCGCGAGCCGTAGCCGGCGACGAATCCCTCTTCGAAGATGCAGAGCGCGCAGCCAACCGACACGGCTAGCCAGGAAAAGCCCATCTGGCGCGTCTTGTCGGCCAGGCCGTTTTCACCGGCGCGGACCTTGGCCACCAGCCAGTTGACGAAGGCGCGCTGTTTCGGGAAGAGCAGGAAGGGGACGTAAGGGTTGATCTTGCGGCGGATCAGACCGGGGTCGAAGGTGATTCCCCAATCCTCAATGAAATCCGCAATCCCCTCCGGCGCCGTGGCGTAATAGGCGCGGACCTGGGCGAAGCGCGCCGCGGCGGCCGCCTGGCGTTCGTCAGGGTCGACCACCTCGAGGGCACGCAGCCAGGACAGGCGCGCGGCGCGTGCGGCGTAGACCGGCCCGTAGTCGGGCGCTTTCCAGTCGAAGCCCGGGGGGATCACGCCGTCGCCTTACGCCAGCAATCCGCAAGCGACACGAACTCTTCCGGGCGGCCGGTGACGGGCGACAGGCACGCCAACACGAGGCGGTGGCCGCAGGGAGAAACGTCCACCACCATATGGGGCTTGTCGCCGCCGGCGTACCACAACACCCAATCGCCCAGCTTGAAGTTCACTGTAGCGTCTCCCGCCGCTCCGTCATGTGCTGCACGATCCACGCGGCCAGTTCGTCCCGC